ACCGAGGGAATGCTGAAATCCTTCGGCGACGCGGTCCGTCGGATGATCGCTAACGCCGTCGCCGCAGACCTTGGCCGGCGCCTGTTCGGCGATATCGGCAGCAACAACGGCAGCCTCGGCGGATGGGTCGGCAAAGGCCTCGGCATTGTCAGCGGGCTACTCGGCTTTGGCTCTGGCGACATGTCCCCAACCATCGCTGGCGCCGGATCGCTGACAGAAAACTGGATCGACTCCGGAGGCCTCGCCGGCGCCCGCGCATACGGCGGACCGGTGCGCGCCGGCAGTAGCTACCTGGTCGGCGAAAAGGGCCCCGAAGTGCTGACCATGGGCGGCAACGGATTCATCACGCCAAACGGCGCTGGCGCCGGCGGACACTCGATCTCGATCACGCAGAATTTTCACGGAGCCACTTCGGCGGCTGATGTGCGGCGCTCGAGCGGCGCTCTGGCGCGCGACCTGCTTGTCGCCATCTCTAGATCCGGGAGGTACGCCTGATGTCTGAGTTCCTCGAACAGCGCATCGCCGGCGGTATCAGCTTCGGATCTTCATACACAGACGAATACGCCGTGACCATCACCGCCACGGCCGCCGGCGCAGAATACCGAAAGCTGGTGCACCCGTATCCCCAGCGCCGGTTCCGGCTGATCTTCCGCGAGACCCTGGCCACCGCATGGACCGACGTGCTCAACCTCTACCACCGCGCGTATGGGCGCTTTGCCGGGTTTCGCGCCAAGGCTTTTGACGACTACACCACCGCCGCCGACGGCCGCAGCGCGCCGACAAAGGACGACCAGACCCTCACCCGGCTGTCGGCAGGCATCTACCAGCTTAGCAAGGAGTACGGCAAGGATGCCGCAGGCCTCGGCATCGGTCGCCCGAAACGAATCCTGTACAAGCCAGTCACCGGCACCGTCATCGTCGCCAAAAACGGCACGCTGGTATCCTCTGGCATCACCGTCGACACCACCACCGGGCAGATCACCATTTCTCCGGCGCCGCTGATCGGCGACGTGATCACCGCCGGTTGTGAATTCGACATCCCGGTACGCTTCGACACCGCCATTTCTGTGGACCAAGCCTTCCCAGACGTCCGCATGCTCGAAGGCGTCGAACTGGTCGAGCTGCTCGCCCCATGAAATCGACCGTCGCTGACTACCGCACCCGCGTACTCTGCCTGCGCATCGTCCCGACCGCCGGCAGCCCGATTTACCTCACCGACCACCCCCGCGACCTAGTGATGAGCGGGCATACCTACCTGTCGACGGCCGGATACGAATTCACCGGATACGCGGCGACCGCGGGATTCTCGCCGGCCAGTATTGACATTGAAGGCATCGCCGGCGCCTCGGGCGTCACGCGCGCAGCTGTCGGCAGCGGGCTGTTCGACGGCGCCCGGTGCTATGTGTTCGCCACCTCGTGGGCGGCGCCCGTCGAGGACCAAGAGCCGATTACCGCGGGGATTTTCGGCAAATCGACGCTGCTCGATGACCGCTTCCAGATCGGTGGCGTGTCGCTGGTTGATGCGCTCAATCAGTCGGTGGGCCAGACCTACGGCGCGCAGTGTCCCAAGGCGTTCTGCGGGCAGGAATACGGCGGCTGCATGGCCAGCCTCGCCGCGAACACGGTCACCGGCTCGCTGACCGGCGTTACCAGCGCATCAGTTTTCACCGACTCCGCGCGCGCCGAGTCTGACGACACCTTCGGCGCCGGGACAATCCAATTCACGACCGGGCCGAACGCAGGCCTCAAGCCGCTGGAGATCAAGAGCTTTGCGGCCGGCGTGATCACCACGTTTGAACCGTTTTACTACCTGCCGGTGGTGGGCAACAGCTACAGCATGGTGCGAGGATGCCGCAAGCGCCTCTCCGACTGCCAGGCGCGCGTCGGCGGCTCGAATATCCTCAACTTCGGCGGCTTCCCTTGGATCCCGACCGGCAGCACCTACGCGACCGTGGGCCAACAATGACCGCTGATGACATTCTCGACGCCGCCCGGCAGTGCCTGGGTACGCCATTTCGCCACCAGGGCAGGCTGATCGCATTCGGTCTCGACTGCGCCGGCGTTGCGATCCATGTCGCCCGACAGATCGGCGCCGGGTATCTCAACGTATCAGGCTACGGCCGCACGCCGGCACACGGCCAGCTTGAGCAGTCGCTCGACAGCCAGCCCTGCCTGGAGCGCGTGTTTTTGGAGGACCGCCGGCCAGGCGATCTGCTGCTGATGCGCTTTGCCAGCGAGCCGCAGCACCTCGCTATCTGCGCCGGCGAGACCGTCATCCACGCCTACGAAGCCGCCGGCCTGTGCTGCGAGCACCGGCTGTCGAGTCTCTGGGCCGCGCGCATCGTTCGCGTTTATCGCTTCCGGGGCATGGCGTGAGCAGCGGCGGGCAAGTAGTCGGCGGCATCGTCGGCGCCGTCGCCGGGTTCTTCCTTGGCGGCGGCCCGACCGGCGCGCTTTACGGTGCGCAACTGGGAATGATGGCCGGCGGATACCTCGACCCGCCAAAGGGCCCGAGCATCGTAGGCCCGCGCATCAACGACCTGACGACGCAAACCAGCACTTACGGCGCCGTCATCCCGCGCGCGTATGGCACCATCGCGCTCAACGGAAACGTTTTCTGGATCGAAAACAACGCCATCAAGGAGACCGTCACCAAACAAAAAACTGGCGGCAAAGGCGGCGGAAGCAAGAGCACCTCCCGCACGTATAGCTACTCGGTAACTTTCGCCGTTGGCTTGTGCCAGGGGCCGATTGCCGGCGTGCGGCGCATCTGGGTCGGTCCTGATCTGATCTACGATGCCGGCTCCAGCGACCCGGCAACGATAGAAGCCAGCAATGCCGCGGCCGAGGGTTTTGCCATTTACCTCGGCACCGACACCCAACTGCCAGACGCGCGCATGCAGGCCACGCTTGGCGCAGACAACACGCCGGCTTGGCGAGGGTTGGCGTATATCGTGTTTTACGATCTGCAACTGGCACGCTACGCCAATAGCCTCGCCGGCGCTCAGGTGCGCGTTGAGGTGATGCAGCTCGGAGCGACCTACGATTACCCAGTCACTAGCCGCACCATGAGCAATGACCGCAGTTGGATTGCAACCGCCTGGAACGGATCGTTTTTCTGCTCTCTGGCGACCGGCTCCAATAAGTGCGCCACTTCGCCAGATGGCATTACCTGGACTGAGCACGATCTGCCGATCTCGGACGACTGGCAGGACATTGCGACCAACGGCGATATATTCGTCATCATCTGCCCGTACTCGGTCTATACGAGCGAGGACTGCATTACCTGGACGCTGCAATCGCTTCCGGGCATGGGATACCCGACGCGGGTGATGTGGGGTGGCGACAAATTCGTTCTAGTCACCGACACTGCCGCGTGGTGGACAAGTCCGAACGGTTTTGTCTGGACATCGCAAGTCGCGCCGGGCGCTGGCCTCGGGCTTGGCTCCGGGAATTACGCTCGCTCGTTGGCGTGGAATGGCGATTTGTGGGTAACAATCAAGCATTTTGGGGGCGAAATGGTTTTTACGTCGCCGTCCGGGTATGCAGGTACATGGACATCAAGAGCGACGCTCACAGGAAATAACTATAACGAAATTGCCGTCAATAACGATGGAGTTTTTTGCGTAGCATCTGGCGGCAGCACCGGGGTATATGTTAGCCCAGACGGGATAACTTGGACGCACTACGCGCTTGCTGCAGGCATCAACAGCATTGCATCAGATGGTTATGTTTTTTTGTGCACCGACCAAAACAATTATTACATTTCGACCGATGGCACGACATGGACAACGCAGGCCATGCCATTTGTTGGCACGACCTGGCGCCGAATTTGTTGGAATGGTTCCGTATTCCTGGTTGTCTCCAACCACCAGCGGTCCGCGACGATTCAGCGGTATTTTGCTGGAAGCGTGCAGTCCCCGCTCGATGACATCGTTTCAACGGAATGCGTTCAATCTGGCCTGTTGTCTAGTGGGGACGTTGATGTGTCTCAGCTTTCAGGCATTTCTGTCCGTGGCTACCTTGTTGCCAGTGTCGGGGCTATTCGTTCCGCATTGGAACCGCTTCAAGGCGCTTGGCCTTTCGATGTTGTGCAGCACGGATATACACTGAGGTTTGTTGCCCGAGGTGGTGCCTCGGTGGTTACGGTTCCAACTAGTGATTTAGATGCCAGAGGATCAGGGCAGGATGCCGGAGTGCAGATCACTACGAGCCGGGAGATGGATTCTCAGATGCCTCGCAGGGTGACCATAAAGTATCTGGACTGTGATCGTGAGTATGACATAGGAACTCAGTACTCCGAGAGACTGAATACAGACGCGGTAAATGAAACACTGTTGGATTTACCCATCGTTTTCACAGCCTCAGAGGCTGCTGGCAAATCGGAGGTGTTGCTGTACCTCTACTGGATGGAAAGGAGCGATTTATCTTTCTATTTGCCACCAACCTACAATCAGCTAGAGGCATCCGATACGATAACGCTGGTCACGCCGGAAGGCAATGTTTCGCTGCGTTTGACGGCGATCACTTACACAAGCGATGGCCGCGTGGAGTGCAAAGCAAAATACGCCAATGCCGCCGTCTATACTCCCGCCGCTGTCGGGGTGCCATCTGCCGTCACCGGCACGCCGACCATCAGCGTGCAAGGTGCATCCCGTTGTGTGCTAATGGACATTCCAACCGTGCATACCGATCAAACCTATGCGGTCGGATTTGTCGCGGCCATGTGCGGGACGTTTTCATCAGGCTGGGCCGGCGGCAATCTGATGACATCCACCGATGGCGGCGCAACCTGGAGCACCGCCGGATCATTCGCAGCGCCAGGTGCCACTATCGGCTATGCGACAAACGCTATCGGTGAGGTGGACGAGAGGACAATTGACTGCGCCAGCCTGCTCAAAGTCGTGCTGTACAACGGCGAGCTTTTTTCTATTACTGAATCTGCCATGCTATCCGGCAGCAACTATTTTGCATACGGCGCAGATGGCCGCTGGGAAATCATTGCGGCGCAGAATTGCACGCTGCAGGGCGATGGCTCGTACTGGCTGACCAACCTGATGCGGGGTCGCAATGGGACTGAGTGGGCGATGGGACTGCACAGCATAGGCGACACGCTGGTATTGCTTGACCCTGATGATATCCAGTTTATCACTCTATCTGCTGCGGCCATCAGCCAGACGAGGCTGTATCGGGCGATCACCGAGGGGCGCGACATCAGTACGGATGCTGACAAGTCGTTTGCATATCAAGGCGTCAATCTCAAACCGCTGTCGTTGCTTGGCGGCAACATGTCCCGAAACTCGGCTACCGATGATTTGACTTTGTACGCCTATCGACGCTCTCGCATTGTCGACGAGTGGCGCGATTACGTCGATATCGACATCGGCGAGAGCGTAGAAAGTTATGAGTGGGATGTATGCACAGATAATACATACTCTACTGTCGTCAGAACGCTGTCTGCTACCGGCACAAACAATGTGATCTACACTGCAGCGGAACAAACGGCTGATTTCGGATCAGCGCAAACAACGTTGAGTTTTGTGATTTATCAAATGTCATCCACAGTGGGCCGTGGATATCCGACCTATCGAACATACGTAAGGTAATACCATGGCATCAAGCGCATCGAATTTGTCTCTGCTTGTACAGTCACAGTCCGGAAAGGAAGCCACCGCAAACGCTCTATGGAACGCCATGTCGCAGGCCGCGCTGTTTGCAAGGTATAGCTCGTCTGGACTCATCTGGTTTTATTACGGCGGCACCATAATCGTCGATGGCGTCGTCACGCAAATCGCCAACAACACGACTACAGGGATAACGCTTTCCGCCAGCACGACAAACTATATCGAGGCGGACAGAAGCGGCACCGTGACCAAAAACACAACCGGATTCACGCCGGGGAGGATACCGCTTTATACCGCCGTCACGAACGCGACGACGATCACAAGCTACACTGACTGTAGAGGGCAGTGGCAGCCACTACACATCTCGAGCAATGCCAGCGTCGCCGTCACTGCTGCTGATGTGACGCTGACGCAAGCTGAAGCCGCATGCGGCTACCTGATCACTACAGGTATTTTGACCGGAAACCGAAACGTCATCGTGCCGAATGAGTGGCAGGGTACGGTGTTTTGCAACAACACTGGGCCGTACACCACAACGTTCAAGACATCCGGCGGATCTGGCGTCGTGGTGGCGCAGACAAAGCGCGCGATTTTGCTGGCGGACGGAACAAACGTCGTGCGGGTCACCGCCGATGCGTGATTTTTCGGGTGTGCAGACAAGATAATGCTGCCGCCTGAGCCCGCCACCAGCGTCGCCGCGGTAGCCGTGTCAGCCACCGGCCTGACCATCCTCGGCATTTCCACTGGCCTGCAGCCC